TTCTTCGCCCAGAGCGATAAGAAGTCCTCAGGCGCCTGATGCCTGGCGAGGTTTGCCATGAATAAGGCATGCAGATCGTTGACCACGGATTTGTGATCATCGGCGAGGTTGTTGGCGGCCAGTGGAAATTGTCTGTAGACGGTAAGAAGATGGACTCGAATGAGAAAGAACGTGGTATTCACATCAAGACTTCCAAAGATTACCTACTTGATGTGAATGGTAACTTATCTGCGTCAACTATCTCTGGTATTGTATCTGTTAAATCTGGGTCTACGTTGAATATGAAATCTGTAGGCACAATGACAATTCACACTGAAGCGAATATGGCATCAACTTCAGGCACCACTTGGAGCGAAACAGTAGGAACTATTAAAACGTCTACGACAGGTGGCACATGGACACACACATCTAGCGGCGACATAGAGATTACTGGTGGCCCAGATATTCAGTTGAACCCATAGGAGAAAAAATGCCAGAAATAACAAGAGTTGGGTTAGATAGTCATGTTGGCCACGCAAGTCCAACACCAAATCCATTTCACCAAACTGCTTACGCTACGGGTTCGCCTGATGTTTACGTAAATGGAGCGAAGGTTGTTCGTATTGGTGACACTACCTCATGTGCTGATCCTGCTACGGCTGGAAGTTCTACAGTATTTGCAAATGGTATTGGTGTTCACAGAAAAGGTGATGCCACTGGCGGCCATGGGAGTTGGGTGCCCAACCAATCTGCCTCTGGGTCAGCTGATACTTTTGCTGGAGGGTAGGGGAAAATAAATGGTTGATTTTTTAAATTCTAATCTATGTGGTGCAAGTCCAGAGATGAATGACGTATTTGCAAAACTTGAAGCTGCGGCTGATGAGGTAACATCTAAGTTAGATTTTTCAGCATCAGATGCGGCCGCAGCCTTTTTGGAAAAACAAAAGGAACTTAATACGTTAACTTCTAAATTACAGAGCATAGAGATACCAGAACTTCCACAATTAAATTTACCAGCAGAAATTACAAACCTCGTAAGTATGGTGCCAGGAACGTCAGCATATACGTCTGCACTGACAAAAATAACATCTGAGTTTGGTTCTGCTGTTAGTGACTTAGGTAGTGTTGGTTCCCTAGACAGTCTTGTTAGTGGTGCATTGGCTGGTGGCGATCCCTGTTCACTTGTTCCAAATTTACAAAAGGTTGCAGGGAGCAATACAGTTACACAAAAACCAGCAGATGTTTTACAGGCAGCAGTAAATGCGTTAGGAGAGGTGGCATCAAAGGTAACACAGAACGCTGATCTTACAAGTAAAATAGAAGAGGTTAAATCTGTTGTGAGTAGTTTTAGTGTTTCATCTAAAGAAATAACTGAAGATACAGGTGCATTTAAAGTGGCCTCGGCCGATGCTATTAAGACAATAACAACAGCTGCTGGTGAACTGGCTAAAGTTGTACTCTCAGAAGTGGAGAAAGCAGAGGAAAGAACAAATGTAGTTCCAAGTAGCATTGGCGCTGGATATTCTCATAAAAATTTAGACAACTATGATGCCGATTGGATAGTATAATATAAATGATTATAATAAAAAGGAAAGTTCTGGTTACACTAAATGTTTATTACTGGATGCCTGATTATGAGAATATACTACAACAATTTATATGGCAAACATTAGATGTCAAACCAAAGTATCCAAGGGTATATAAATTTTTAAACCATTGGCACAACAATATAGAAGCCATAGTTAATGAAGTTCAAATATGTGAAAGGAAAATTTGATGGGTAAAAAATCAAGAGCACAATATACATCAAAAGGCCAACGTAGAAATGTAAGTAAGTGGGTAAGGAAACAGGCCAGAAAAGAAACAACACCTCTACAAAGAACCCTTAATCAGCAAGCCGCATTTAGGAAAGGAAAAAATGTTATGGTGACAATTCCAAACCCCAGTAAAACAGAAACCAATAAACCATTTATTAGAGTTAGCGCAAAAGAAATTTGGAAAAGTCCTAAACCATTTATTATGAGTCAAAATACAGGTGACGGTGTATAAATATAATAAAAAGGAACACTCATGAGCTACAAGGATGCTTATATCGATGCACAATATTCTGGGGAAGACAGAGCGTCCCAAATCTATAAGGACTTAGATTTATTTTTTAAAGCAAAGTCCACAGATAAAGATATAGCAAAAGTTACAAATGTCACCGCTGTCAAAAGGTCAATACGAAATCTCGTATTAACAAACCCCTATGAAAGACCGTTTCACCCAGAAATTGCATCTGGTGTGACGGGCATTTTATTTGAACCTATGACTCCTATAACTGCCTTTGCCTTATCACAAAGAGTAGAGGACGTTATAGAAAATTTTGAACCTCGAGCCCGACTTATTGGTGTCAGGGCAACACCTGATTTAGACAGAAACGCTTATGAAATAACGATTGAGTTCTATGTTCAGAATGCTCCTACTGAACTTGTTGATATGACAGTTATGCTGGAGACATTACGATAATGGCAAATACAACAAACCTACAAGTAACAGAATTTGATTTTGATGAAGTAAAATCAAACTTAAAAATTTTTCTGAAAAACCAAACAGAATTTACAGACTATGATTTCGAAGGTTCTGGTATGAGTTCTCTGTTGGATGTTCTCGCATACAACACTCACTATCTTGGGTTTAATGCTAACATGCTTGCAAACGAGATGTTCCTTGACAGTGCCGCCCTGAGATCAAGTATTAGTTCACATGCTAAAACTTTGGGTTATACACCCACATCTGCCCGAGCCGCAACAGCTGTTGTCAACGTTGCTTTAAATACATCAGACACATCAGCTACAATGCCGGCCGGCACAGTGTTCAACGCAACTATTAATGAAGACTCATATCAATTTATTACTATCGCTGATGTAACAAAAACTCTCACTGGCAGTACTATTTTGTTTTCTGATACGGACATTTATGAAGGGTCGTGGATTACCACAAGATATAGCGTTGACAGTACCAATGTAGAACAGAGGTTTGTTATTAATGATAATCGTGCTGATACTTCTACGTTAAGAGTTAAAGTTCAAACCTCTTTATCAGATAGTACCACGACAACCTATACTCTGGCAACTGATATTGCTTTATTAACATCTACGAGTACAGTTTATTTCTTACAAGAGGTTGAGGCTGGAAAGTATGAAGTTTATTTTGGTGATGGTATTCTTAGTAAAGCAGTTACGGATGGGAACATTATTATCTTAGAATATGTAGTTACAAACAAGACACTTGGTAATGGTGGAAGCACATTTACAAATGCAGCTACAATCAGTGGCGTTTCTTCTGTTACAGTTACTACCGTGTCGGATTCTGTTGGAGGTGCAGAACCAGAGTCACCCAGATCAATTAAACTTAATGCACCGCTAGATTATGCATCACAAGGAAGGTGTGTAACCACAGAAGATTATAAAACTTATGTTAAACAACTTTTCCCCAACACCCAAGCAGTTTCTGTTTGGGGTGGCGAGAGTGGTTCATATACTGCTGCAGATGGTGTTGTAGACACAGCTGAATATGGAAAGGTTTTTATCAGTGTTAAATCTACAACAGGAAGAAATTTAAATGAAGTACAGAAAGAAACCCTTGTTAGTGACCTGGCTCCATATACCGTTGCGTCAATAACCCCTGTAGTGGTTGATCCAGAAACGCTATACCTCATACTTGTTGTAAATTTTAAATATGATTCTAGTGCAACAACGAAAACAGTAGAAAGCTTAGAAACCTTAATCGATACTACCATATCAAATTACAACGAAAGTAATTTAAAAACTTTTGTTGATGTTTTCAGATATTCTAAAATGGTCTATGCGGTTGATAATACAGACACCTCTATTGTTAGCAATACTATTAACATTACAATGGCTAAATATTTTACTCCAACGACAACTGGTTCGTATTCATATAAATTAAACTTCAGTAATGCTTTCTATAATCCACACTCTGGCCACAATGCCGATGGTGGTGGAATTACTGCATCTACAGGTTTCTATGTGAGTGGCAACACAAACGAAATGTTTTTTGATGATGATGGTGAAGAAAATCTTAGGATTTATTATTTGGTTGCTGGTGTTAGAACATATTATTCCTCTACAGCCGGAACAATTAATTATTCTGAAGGTTCAATCAGTATATCACCAATATATATAAATGCTGTGTCCAATGTCGATGATGCATCATCTACCCAAATACGGCTCACTGTTATTCCTAATTCACACGATATTGTTCCTGTAAGAAATACAATATTAGAAATTGATACTGTTAATTCGACAGTTTCAGGAGCAATAGATACTATTGAAACTTCTGATGCATCAGGAACATCTACTTATGTTGCGACATCTGCATATCCATCAACACCATCGAGTTTCTAATCATGGCTCCTTTTGATTCTAATTGGTCCCCAAGTTTAATCAATAAAGTTAGCACTCAAATTGATGGCCAACTTCCAGAATTCATTGCTGCTGATCACCCCAACTTTTCTAATTTTTTAAAATCATATTACAAATATTTAGAGTCGGGTGAACTTCGGCTTACTGTTGATATCGATAATGTCTTGTTAGAATTGGACACTGCATCCAACCTTCTTCGTGAAGACGGTGGACTGATCGTTACCGAAAGCGGTTCAGGAACAACGGGCAAGTTTGTTGCCGCTGAAACAATTACTGGTGGAACGTCCAATGCAACTGCTGAGGTTCTGGTTGAGGATTTAGGCCACGCCACTAAACCACGTTTGTTTATTACATCCCAACAAAAATTTGAAACAGGGGAAACCGTTACGGGCGGAACCTCTGGTGCTACCGGCACAGTAACCCAGTACAGAGCAAGTCCTGTACAAAACATCCAACAATTATTAGCGTATGCCGATATAGACAATACGATTTACGATTTCATAGAACAGTTCCGTGAAAGTTTTATGAACGCCATTCCTAATAAATTAGCTACCGGCCTTGAAAAAAGAAACCTTGTAAAAAATATTCGTGAACTGTATAGAAGGAAGGGAACCAAAGAGGCTGCAAAACTCTTTATGAGAATCCTTTTGGATGTAGACGCTGATGTATTTTATCCAAACCAATATATGTTGCGTCCCTCTGATTCTGATTGGGATGAACCAACCATTATTCGGTGTGAACCTGTAGACGCAATTGCTACTGGTTCAGATTTAATAGGACAAACTATTACAGGAGCAACGTCTGACGCTACTGCCCTTATTGAAGATTCAACATTATTTGCTATTGGTGCTGGAGTATCATATACAGAATTTCAAATATCGCCCATAGAAGGAACCTTTGTTACCGATGAAATAATCAGCGGTGTTTCTAGTTCTTTAGATGCAACAATAAAATTTACCATTCGTCAAATTTTTTCAGCTGCACCCATAACAAATGATGGTATTCTATATTCAGATAACGATGTTATTGACTTAGACAGTTCTAGTGCATTTGGGTCTGGTGATGTTAATGCACGAATAAATGGAGTTAAACGAGGTTCGGTTAGTGGGGTTGTTGTTGATGATGGTGGCACTAATTATGAAGTTGGTGATCTTGTGGTGTTTCCTGATCACAGTGACGAAGATGGAAGGACACAAACAGCACTAGGGAAAGTTGCTGTTATTCATGGTTCTATTCTTGACGAAACAGATTCAGACAGGATTATACAAGAGGATGGTTCCAATGAATTTGTTGAGTATTATAATGTTGAACTTGAAAGAGGAACATATGAAGCAGAAGAACCATATGCAGTTCTTGGCACCAATACAGACACATCAATCACACAAGGCTATTATTACCCCATTTACACATCATTAATTAATGCAACAGAGTCAACAATTAACAAAGCCAAAGCAACTGTTAATGGTGTGGTACTTACATCAAAAACTGTGGCACTTGATACAAATGTTAATACCATTGTTACAGGGATGCGAGTTAGGGGAACCAACATTAGTGCTGGTTCAAATGTAACTGTTAGTGCAATTGCTAGTCAATCATCAATCACATTATCTGAAACTGTAGCCTTATCTAATAATGATGTTCTAACTTTTGAGTCATTACCAACAACGATTAATAGTTACACCTTTCTAGAATATCCAGGCATCACTTTCTATTCTCCAAAGTCGGACATACAAACCGTTCAGGGTTCTTACGATTCTACCACATACACGCTTTGGGGTGGGGATTATAATTTTCCCATGAATAGTTTGTATAGTGAATCTGGTAATGCTGCTTCTTATACTGGTGATATAAACACAGAAGCTGTTATGGGGGATCGTCTTGAGTTTGAAAGTTCAATATATGTAGAGACTCTTGATATTGATAGAAATAACAATGATGGTTTTATGTTGGAGGAATATTCAAGTGGTGAAACAACTCCCGGCGCTGGTGATGCAACAAGACAAGCCGGAGATATCACTTTAGTAAGAGTGTTTGAAACGGGTAAGGGGTATTCTAAACTTCCAACAACATCGATAAAAACCAGATATGGTAGTGGTGCAAATATTCTTGCAACAACTACAGATATTGGTAGAGCCCAATCTGTTAATATTTCAAACCCAGGCTTTAATTATAGTGAAGCACCAACCCTAGATTTCCGGGCAAATTTTGTTGTAAAGGATGTTACAGGAACATTTACTTTAGCAGACACACTAACATCACATACAGGAACGGTGAGGGGTTATGATACTACAACACAGGTTTTATCTGTTTCTTTAGAGGATAGA